ATGGTGAACCGCAAGGAGTTGAACCCCGAAGCGTCACCCGGCGCCCGCTTCGGGACGCGTTTGCGCAGGTTACGGGACGAACGCGGCTGGACACAGGACGAGTTGGGCGAGCGCATCGGGTGCACCGGGGCTCATGTTTCTGCCGTTGAAACTGGACGGAGGCCACCAACTCATCGGTTCGCGACAAGCGCTGACAAGGCGCTTGGGACTGGAGATTCGTTCGAGCGTGAGTGGCGCGAGATCAAACACGGTTCCTTGCTGGAGGGGTTCCCGGAGTACGTCAGCCACGAGGGCCAGGCCGCCGAGGTCCGTCTTTTTGAAATGGGTGTAATCCCTGGCCCGCTACAGACACGGGAGTACGCGGAAGCTCTAGAGGCGGTCAACGTACAGAGAGGGGACCTCACTGCCGATCAGGCAGTTGAGCGGGTGGACTTCTTAATAGAGCGGCAAATGGCGCTCGTCCGCCCCCCGGACCCCTTGGTGATTGTGGTACTGGATGAAAGCTGTATTCGACGGCCGATCGGGAGCCCCACGGTCATGGATCGCCAGTTGGCCCGCCTGATCGAGTTCGCCGAACAGCCAAACACGTCACTACAGGTAGCCCCGTTCACCATGGGGGAGCGACAGTCGCTCCGCCGACTGGTGCACCTCCTCACGCTGGTTGACCGGTCTGTGGTGTCCTACGTCGAGTCTCAGACTCAAGGCCACCTAGACCGCGAACTCGCCACCGTGTTGCCCCTGGTGAGGGCCTACCATCAGCTACAGACTGAAGCGCTCTCCCAAGCGGATTCCGTTGCCATGATCGAGCAGGCACGAAAGGGCACCCCGTGACGACCGACCCCCTCAACTGGATCAAGTCCTCTTACAGCGGTAGCAACGGTGGTTCCTGCGTCGAATGGGCCCCGGAGCACGCGGCGGCCACAGGTGAAGTACTGGTCCGTGACAGCAAGAACCCGAACGGCCCACAGCTCACGCTGACCCGGGAGTCGTTCGCCGGCCTCGTCGAGTTCGCCAAGTCACACGGCTGATCCATTCCGCCACACACGCGCAAGAATCAGAAACGGCCCCCTTCACCATCGTGGTGAAGGGGGCTGCTTGTGTCAGGCGGTGAGGTATGCGGCCACTTTCAGTACGTCGTCCAGGCCGGCCGCCGGCCCGGCCAGCTCCCGGGCTGCAAGGAACAGTTCCTCACGGGTGACCTCTCCCTGCTCGGTGTCGGGCTCGGCGGGTCGGAACAGGTCAGCTATTGCCTCACGGTGACAGCCGGAGCGTGCTCGGCAAGCAGAGGAGCAGGGAGCGTTGTCGTTCGGACACGGCTCCACCATGCGCTCCTCGGGCGCCGTCGGGACGGTCTCTCCGTCGGCCGCAATGGAGGCCAGGGTGACCGACCGCGCGAACCGGCGGGCGGTCTCGGGGGCAAGGTAGACGTACGTCGTCGCTTCCTGTCCGTCGTCGAGGCGCTGGACCTCCAGCTCCACGTACCCATCCGCGTCGGGGCGCCCGGCGATGCGTGCTCCGCCGTCGTACTCGCAGGTGAACTGATCAGCCATGATCTTCCTCCGGGGTGTTCTGCGTTCCTCGTGGCCTAGCCGTCGGCATCGACCAGCGGCCACGGGGCTCCGCCGTCGTGCGGGCCCACCGCCACCTCCACCTCCAGCTCCAGGTCCCGGCCCAGGTCCATCACGGAGGCACCGGCCAGGGTGGCGTCTTCCAAGGTCATGAATCGCATGCGCACGGGGTGGCGCTTCCTTTGCTCAGGGCCCAACAGGCCAGGGTGTGGGTGTACTTGGATGCGTTGCAGGTGCGGCAGGCGGCCACGACGTTGTCCGCTGTGTCCCGGCCTCCGCGGGCGAGGGGGAGCACGTGGTCCAGTTCCTCCGCTGGGCCGTCGCAGTAGGCGCAGCCGGACCAGCGGGCCAGGACTTCGTCCCGGTCGTACGGCGGAGGCCGGCGCCGTCTTGTCGGGCGCCGAGCTGGAGCCGGGCGCCTGCGGCGTCGGGTCACGCGGCCAGGTCCACGTCCAGGTCCACGCCCTCCAGGGCCAGTGTTTCGACGCGTGCGCGGAGGCGGTCCAGGGCGCGCTTCAACGTCTGCCGGGAGGTGGCCGGGGTGATGCCCAGTTCCTGGGCTATCGCGGTGTGGTCGGGTATCGGGAGGCCGTTGTGGTCGTAGCCGCTGAACAGGTGGGTCTCGGGCTCGAACCCGAAGACCATCCGGACGATGCGCGCGGCGTTGCCGGACAGCGTCTCCAGGAGTGCATTCGCCAGTGCGGCCTTGCGGGCCTGGTCGTGGCGGGCTTCGTCGGCCGGCTCCACTAGGTCCTCCGGCACTCCGCACCGGTACGGGTCTGCCATGGTGTCGCTCAGCGAAACGAACGCGTCGCCGGCGTGTGCCGGACCGTCCAGGGACTCCGCGCCCTCCAGGGCCTGGCGGACCCTGTGGGCGGTCTCGGCGCTCAGCCGGTGGTGGCTGGAGGGCAGGACGGTGGCGAGGTATTCCGCGGCCTCCATGTCGCCGCCGACGATCCCTAGGCACCCCTTGAAGGTGGCCACCGCGTCGGCCGAAACCGTCGGCCCGGAGCTGGTGTTGGCGGAGTCGGTCATGGCGCCCTTGATGCGGGCATGGGCGTAGGTGCTGAACAGTGCTCCACCGTCGGGGTCGTAGCGGCGGAGCGCTTCCAGCGCGGCCACCCTGCCCTCCTGGCGGCGAATTCCCGGGTAGGCCCGCGCATAGCGGGCCAGAGTGTCCCGCATGACTGAAACGGCAAGGCCGGTCTGCCTCGCCAGTGTCGCCGCGCCGCCCTGGTACGACGTTCCCAGGCCCGCGATTTTCGCCAAACCGCGTTGATGCTTGGTGAACGCGGGCCCGAACATGAGCGTGGCCGTGTGGTCGTGGAGGTTGCGGCCGTCACGGATGGCCTGGCACATGCGCGGTTCCTGCGACAGGGCCGCCAAGACAACCAATTCCACACTGGATTGATCCACGCTGAAGTAGGCGGCACCGGATTCCGCCACGACGCTCCGGCGGATTTCCCAACCCTTGGAGGGAAGTTGTTGGAGCGGCGGGTCCGAAACGGAGGCCCGCCCCGTCTTCGCACCAAGAGTGTTGATCTTCGGGTGGATACGGTCCTGGGCGTCGCGGTTCGCGAGCATGGCCACGGCGTACGACGTGCGCCACTTGGACGCCCGCTTGGCGCGAAGGACCGCGTCCGCCAACGGGTTGGGCGTGCGGACCTCCAACCGCTCCCACTTGCCGTTCAGATCCGCCAGGGGCAACAGCACCTCCTTGGCCACCGACGGGGCCCCGGAACCGGTCGTCTCCTCCCAGCTCTCTCCCATGCCCTGGAGCGCAGCCACCACCTGGCGGTCACTGTTGACGTTCTCGACGCCGTACCGGGCCGCCCTCGCGGAGTGCGTGGCCGCCTGCTCCTCAAGTCGGTTCACCAGGCCCTCCGTGTACGGCACGTCAAGGAGCATGCCGCGACGCTCCATGGCTGCGCAGATGGTCATGAGCTGGTGCTCGTACTCCACCAGCGTGTCCGGGATGCTGTGGCGGACCAGCTCCTGTTCCAGGTGGGGGCGCAGCCGGGCGGCCAGGAGCACGTCCAGGCCGGCGTAGCGCTGGTAGACCTCGTCCTGGTACGGCACTTGGGCCCAGCCGGTTTCCTTGGTCAGGCCGTAGGACCTGAACACCCGGTTCAGGCCAGCCTGGGTGTCCGGTGCCGCCGGGTCCACGTACCAGGCGGACAGCGGTTTGAGGCTGACGCCCACGCCCCCTTCGAAATCCTGCCTGCTGTCACAGAGGTGGGCGAGGATCTTGGTGTCCCGCACCCTCGGTGCGACGGACTCCAGCGACGCGACGCCGTGCCGATCCAGAACCAACAGGTCGTAGGCGGCGTTATGGATCACCAGCTCCGGACACCGGGTCACCACCGTGCGGGCCAGCTCCGTGAAGGCCGGCCCGCGTTCGACGGGGACGACGAACGCGGTATCCGCGGTGCCGTACTGCACGGTCCGCAGGCAGTGACTCGGGCTGAAGGTGTCCAGGCCGCTGGTCTCGGTATCCAGGGCCAGCGAACGCGGCTGGCGTGCGGTCAGCCAGTCCCGGGCCTGGAGCGCGTCGTCCTCTGTCTCCAGGGCGTAGATGGTGGTCTGGTCGCCGGCCAGTTGGTGGCGGTGGGTGATCAACGCGGGCTCCGTCATGGTGCGTCGGCCGCCGGCCCGCGCCGTGACATACGAAAAGGGGCCGCCCCGGGTGGGACGGCCCCTTTTCGTCACGCGCTTACGCGGTCCTGGGCTGGCCGAAGATGTCTGAGGTACCCGCATCCACTGGGGCCCGTGACGCTGTTCGCGCGTCCGCCAGATTTGCCAGGACTCGGTTCCCGTTGACTTTGCTCTCCCGCACTCCGGGGAAAGTGCGCATGGCGTCGTAGAACCTGGGGCGCGTCATTGTGTGCCGGATACCGCACTCCTCTGCCCATGTGCGGTATCGCTCCCACACGTCCGTGCGAGGAACCCGGGCGCCCTCCTGGACCACAAACTCCTCACCCACGAACCCGGCCAGGGGGTGGCTGGTGTCGCGGTAGTGGGCGGTCCGGCGCTCCACCGCCTCCGGGAAGACCAGGCCCCGGCCGGCGGCGTGCTCCCGGTACCAGGCCACGGCCCCACGAACCGCCCATGCTGCGATGCCCTCTCGCTCCGTCGCCAACGCCTCCTTCAGTCGCTTGTCCTCACGTCCCCGGAAGTCCTCCATCCACGGAACGACCCGCACGCGTTGCCAGAGCGCCTGGTCGGTGGCATCAACGTCGGGAGGGTAGTTGGTGTCCACCTGCACCAGGCACACCGGCCGGAACGTCAGCTCCTCCCTGGCGTAGACGCCCCGGGCCGTGATCGTCTGGTCCCCGGTGACCGCCTTCATCAGGGCCTGATCGAGAGGCATGTTCGCGGGCCACTCGGAGGAGATCACCAGGCGCCGGCCGCGTAGGCTGACAACGTCTGCCCGGGGGCCGCCGGACTCCCGCCGCTTCTGGAAGAGCGCGGGGTCCGCCCGCTTCGTGATCTCCCGGAACACCCGTTCCAGGGTCTCCGTGAACGTGGTCTTCCCGTTCGTCGTGGGGCCGACGTGCATCACAAAGCAGCGTTCGACGCCGTACCCGGTGATCCCGTAGCCGGTGAGCAGCTGAAGGAAGTTGGGCATGTCGGATGCGTGGGGATGGCATTCCTGCAAGAACCGCTCCCAACGGGGCGCCTGGGCCTCCGGGCGGTAGTCCACTTCCAGGACGGCCGTGTGTTCATATCCGCCGGATCGTGCGGCCGGGTCTGGCCGGTGCGCAGATCCACCACCGCGTTCTTAAACGCCAACAGGTTCGGGTCGGCGTCGAACCGGTCGGCCGTCGCGTACACACCAGGGATGCTCGCCAGCATCTCCACCATGGCCTTGACCCGCCCGGAATCCTGCGACTTCAGCGCCCACCGGGCACGCTTCTCCGGATCGTGGCCGGCCTCATCCTCCAGCGCCTGGATCACCGTCCGCACGTCCGCGTACAACGCTTCCTTCGGGATGAGTTGCCAGTGCGTCCCGTGCCACTTGTAGACCCCGATGCCGGGCACCATTCGGACGTGGCCGCCGAGCTGGAGGTAAAGCCGCGTGGCGTTGCCCAGGTCCGTAAGCGGCAGGGGCCCGGAGTCGCCGGCCGTCGACGCGGACGAAACGGGTTCGGGCTGCTCGTCCAGGACATGGAACGGTGCCCGGCGGACGGCCGCGTGGAGCTGGCCGGGGAACGACTCCGGGTCGCGGGCGCGCCAGTCGCTCAGGTCGTCCCCGGCGGGGGGGATCTCCACGCGCCGCACCATGACCCCGCCGCGGACCAGGGCGTCCGCCAGGACCTGAGTGAACTGAGCCCCGGCGGTGTCGCGGTCGCCGGCCAAGACCACGTCCCGATCCTGGAGGCTCTTGGCCAGTTCCTCCACCAGTGCGTCATTGCGGGCCAGGCCGGCTCCGCGGATCGCCACGGCGTCGTAGCCGACGCCCACGGCCGTCAACGCGTCGCCGGGGCCTTCGGTGATCAGGACGGTGCCGAAGCCGCTGTGAGCGGTGAACACGCCGTACTTGTTCCAGGCCATACCCTCCGGATTGGTGATCGACAGCCACCGAGCAGGACAGTGCCCGCTCAGGTCCCGGCCCTGAAGGCCACGGGGACGGCCGCTGAAGTCGTTCAGTGGCACGGTCAAGCGGGCGTACTTCTCGTACGCGGTGGAGCGGTAGGGAAACCGGTCGTCCAGGCCGGGAAAGTGCAGGCCCAGGCCCAGGGCCACCGCGCGCTCCGGCTCCAGGCCAAAGCGCCGGAGCACGTAGTCCCGAGCTTCTGGGTGCTCCGGGTCCAGGTAGGCAACGTTCGTGGTGTCCACGTACTGCGCCAGGGCCGCCAGACACCCGGGGTCCAGATCGCCGGGCAGCGGCTTGGCGGATGCCCGCGCGCCCTTGCCGGGCGCCCAGTCGAACAGGTCCGCCGGCCGCATGCCCAGGGCCGCCAGGATCGCGTCCCGGTCGCAGCCAGCCCAGCACCGAACCAGGAGCCTGCCGTCCTCCTTCAGGCGGAAGAACAGGCTGGGGTGGTTGTCGTCGTGGACAGGACAGGGAACTCCGTACTCCCCACGCTCCTCCAGCACCTCCGGGAACTGGGCCAGGAACTGGGTCAGGTCCTTGGTCGGGGTCGTCACGGGTTCTCCTCATGCGAAAGCGGGCGTGTCCGGCCCCATGCACTGGGGTCCGTGACACGCCCGCTTCAAGGAGGTCGTCATCTAGCTGCACTCGGCAGCATGGTCGGTGTATCCGGCCAATCAGTCGTAGCTGAGCGCCACGGACATCACTTCGACCCGCCATTCTCAAGGCGCCTCAGCATGAGTTGGAGGGCGCTGACCGTATCGCTGCGGTTCTGCACCTGACTCCCGGGCGCGGAGTCACTTTCCGCCTCGAGTACGAATTTCCCTTTTCGGCCAGTGAGATATGTGTAGGAAATATCCGCCTTCTGTCCATTTTGATCGGTGGCCTGATGGCCTTCCTCGGCCACTACTTCATCGAAGCCTTTAATTTCCGGAATTGCAGCCGCATGAACATCGTCAAACCGCACCTTGCCTTGCGTCTCCGCAGTGCATCTCTGCAGCTCGTCGTGATGCCGGGAAATGATGGACTGGGCAGAGCCCGTTGCCTGATAGGCAGTGAAAATAGATACGGCAATTACTGCGCCGTCTGGTTTTTTGACGTTGCGCCGGAGAGTGGCGAGAGCATTGTCTAGCGTTTGCGACACATAATTGCAGTTCTGGTCGACGGTATTTCCAGACAATTCGCTACTCTCGTATGGAGAGTCTTGCGTAAACTCAGGGCCCCAGTCTGCTGGCGTCAGCGTCACGCGCTTCGCGAGATCGCTGGCTGCTACAGACGAGTCGATATTCGGAATTGCCGAAGCGTTGCCTCCACCTTTGCCACCGCCGAGAACGAAGTAGAGCACAACCGCAATTGCAACAACCACAGTGGCAGCGCCAATGAGCACAGGCGGAGTGCGCCACCAAGAACGCCGCGGAGGCTGAGGGGGTGGAGGGGGCTGAGGACCTGACCCCGGCCCCTCGTACAGGGGACCACTCGGCGGGCCAGTGGGTGGTGGGTAACTCACGTGCCTCATTTACCACCCGTAGCGCTGACACCACACCGACGAGGAGAGGTTCACCTGACTGACAGGCGAAGCCGATCACCCCATAAGGCCATCCGTTCCAAGAACAAGCCGATCCAATCGCTCATTATTGTCTCCTGCCTCTGACCTGCGCAGCAGGACCAACACTTGGGCGAACGTGGCCAGATCCATGACTGCGTACCCGTCCGCCGCGGATCGCCGCGGCGCCTTGACGATGGCCACCCCAAGCGGGAACCCCGCGTGCGTGGCCTCCCGCTTGGCCTGCCGTACGTAGTCGGCCAGACGGATGGAACGTTCAGCCTTGCACTCCAGCACGAACGGCCGGGCGTGGAGGTCTCCCACGTCCCGTGCTCCGGTCTGCGCCGGCCGGATGACGTTGTCCGGGTCGTGCGGGTCCTTCCAGGGATAGGCCGCGTCCTTCCAGTGGTCCACGTACTGGCCGAGGGCGGTGTTCAGGTAGTGCCGGACCTCCCGCTCCCAGGCCGTCCCCTTCCGCTTGGCCGGGTTGCTCATCAGCGGCTCCGTCGAACAGCCGCCAGACCCACGCCCAGGGTCAGCAGGAACCAGGCGGCGCGACCGGCGATGGCCATTGCCATTGCGATGACCGCCAGGACCAGGAGCACGTCAGACACTGGCCGGCACCTCCGCCGGGACTGTCACGGCGACGTGTTCGGCCGCCACCGTCTCCACTCGGAACGTGGAGCGCTTGACCCAGCCGCTCTCGTTGCCGGTCGGCTTCACCTTCAGCATGGGGAGGACGCGGCCCTTGTAGTTCTCGGTGTAGGTCCGCAGGACGACGGCCTCCGCCATGCGCACACTGTTGCCGCGTCGGGCCGCGTACACCAGGGTGTCCCCCTCGCGGATCTCCTGACCGGTGAAGTCATGGATATGGCCTCTCTTGGCCACTGTGCTCTCCTTTGGTTCATGCCAGGCCGGCCGCGCGCCGCATCGGGCACACAGCCGGCCGAAGTTCGTTGGTCAGACGGGTGCGATCAGAACGGTGCGGAATCCGCGGTGGCCTTGGACAGGAAGGGAACGGTCGGGCCGGCCTCCGTCGAGGCGGGGCCGTGCACCGTCAGAACCGGCTTTCGGTACGCCACGTCCACCCCGGCCTTGGTGGTGAACTCGACCAGCTCCAGGCCCAGCGAACACAGGGCTGGACCACCGACGGCCTCCAGCTCCCGCCAGAGGGTTTCGACGCTCTTCATGAAGTCCCAGGAGCCGGTCATGAGCCGGAAGCGGCCGAGCCCAGGGGCGTCGGCCAGTCGGAATTCCACCCTCTGGTCCGGCTTCGGTCCGTGGCCGGCCTTGGCTGCGGCCTTGCGCTCCTGGATCGTGGTGGGGCAGCCGCACGGCTGGCCGTGGCGCGGGTCCTCTGGGTCGGTGAACTCCACGCCGTCGCAGGCGTGGATGGGCTTGCCGGTCATGCCGTACAGCGCCATCCGGAACGTCACGGCGTCCGGGCCGTCCACGATGACCTTGACGGTGTCCGTGTCGGTCAGCACCTCCAGAGAGTCTTCCTTGGTGGTCTCCCACGGTTCGGGCGTCCCGCCGTACAGATCAGCCACGGTCTTGCTCACCTCCGGGTCACCGGTCGTGATGCGCCACGCCTTCAGAGCCACGGGGCGGCCGTTGAGCTGCTGCCCGGCACGGAATCGGCCCACGTAGTCGGAAGTGAAGACCTTGGGGCGGGCGTTGGGGTCGGTGTCGAACACGCGGAGGGTGCGGGGTGCCACTGTGCTGGCTCTCCTTGGGAAGTGCTTGGAAATGAGACAGCGAAAAGGCCCGGCGCGTGGGCCGGGCCTCTCGCTACTTCCATGCACTGGGGGCCGTGACAGCCCCGGCCGGCCTACGCCGCGCGCCGCTGGGTTCCCGTCTCCGCTTCCCCGCCGGAGACCACCGGCCGGCCGACCACGCCGCGCTTGCCCTCCCGCTCCCAGTCGAACACCGCCCGCAGGTGAAGGAACGTCTGGAACAGCTCCGGCGTGTGCCGCACGGGCACCAACTTCCAGCCCTCCGGCCGAACGTGGAGAACGGCCGCCGCGTCGATCTCCGGAACGGGGACGGACTCCCCAGTGTCCGCCTTCACGATGCGGTCCGCGTTCGCGTACGCGGCGAGCTGCAACGCCACCTCCTCATGAACACCGGAGCGGGTCGTCTTCCAGTCCAGGACCACCGTCTCCCCGCCAATGCGCGCGATGGCGTCGAACGACCCGGCATAGTTGTGCGGGTCGCTCCACACCGCATCTTCCAGGAACAGGAACTCCGGCTGGACCTCGTCCAGGAATGCACGGAAGTGGTCGGCGTAGCTCCGGAGGGCCGGGTGGACGCGGGTCACTGCCTCGCCGCGGGCCAGACGCTCGAATACGTCGTGTGCGTCCGAGCCGATGTCGGCCGCCTGCCGGGTAACTCGGCGGGGCGCACCCTTGAGGTAGTCGATGGCGCCGGAGCGGTCGTTCATAGCCAGGCCGACTAGCGGGCCGATATTGTCCACGGCTGCCGTGGCCACCTCCTTGGCGGCCCAGAACTCAAGGAAGCCCTTCGGAAGCATGGACAGGACGGAGGTCACACCCGGCGCCTTGGCGCCCGTCTCAGGATCGACGTAGAACCGGCTTCCGGACCGCTGAATGGTGTTGAGTGCTGCCACGGTCTCTCCGCTCGCTCACGGGCCCACCAAGGGGCCGCGCTCAGTTGCTTACGGCGGAATCCACTGGGGCCCGTGACAGCCCCCTTCGGGGCCCAAAAACAGCCCTGCGCTCCTCCTTTCTCTGGACCGCATCAGGGAAGGAAGGGCACCAAGGCGGCTTTTCGACCCCAGACATGCGGAAGGGGCCCCGCTCCATGAGGGAACGGGGCCCCAGCGTGAGCGGGCGCATCGCGGCGACGCGCGGCCCGTCGTCCGCGCGTCAGCAGCAACCGCCTTGGTGCCATCGGACACTCAGCAAGGCGAAGGCCCCTGACCTCGATCGCAGGTCACGGGAGGCATAAGGCGCCTCCTGTCCGCTATACGGTTTGCTTCACCAACTTCGGTTCACCGCCGAGGGCCAGCTTGAAGTCGGCAAGGATGCCGAGTCCTCCAGACTGCACCTCTTCTGGCACATCAACCTCATGGAGAGACTCACCACTCTTGACTTCAATTTCGACTGGCGAGTATTCGTTTTCTGGGTTGATCCTTGCGGCAGCCTTAATGATGCCGTAATTATCGACAACGACCTTCATTTTCGCCATTTAAGCTCCAGAGGGGGTAACGACCATCGTCGAAATTGTGAAGGGCGTAACGATCTGAGGGTCAGCCACTTGAACTGTCACCCAGTGCCCGAAGAAACTGTGACCGGGAAATTCGCCTCCCGTGCTACCGCGTGTTTCAATCCCGTGAGCGACTGTCCACAGGGACTGCTTGCCTCCGAGTGGCCTGCTCGGGAATGCCTGCGAGAAAAGTGGAAAACCTCGCGCTCCTTGAGGAACGGGGAAACCGAATGCCCGGGGCTCCCCGGGACTCACGAATAGCTCTTCAGAGTCCTGAAGAGTAATGGACGCCATCTCGCCCTCCAGAGGTTACAATCGGGTGCATGCGCCTGCTCGACTAGGCGACATTTTCACCGTCGCCATCGAAGCAGTTCCACCGCAATAGATCGCTGTAACAGCGCACACCACAGAGCACTCATTTGGGTCACCTCGGCGCTTCATCTGGAGTCCAAATCACCCTCCGGTCGAGCCCCCATAGCGCTGTCTCAGTTTCCGTCTCATTCGGCTCGGTGTGTCGACGTCCATGACGGTACGCGCTGCGGTCTCAGGCGTTCCCATAACAGGCCTGAACCCAGGCGAACTTCTGCGAATACGGCGCTGACATGCGCCAACAGACTTGAGGGTGCGCGCGGAGGGCATTCGTCATCGCCGAGGCACCCCGGCGGTGGCATGTACCGCGCCTCACCATCCCCCCGATGCAGTGGTGCGGCATCGCTAGGCCCTTCGAATAGACCACGACGCTCTGCCCGTCCGGAGTCCACGTCGCGGGCATCCTCCGCTGGTCCGCAAAGTGATCCGAGCCAAGCGGCCTAGTGGCCGGTTCCGTCACCCAACGACTCCTCCGGCAGCGTCGCCGGGTTGTACTTGGCCGCCACCTTCCGGGACGCGCCCTCTCCCAGGAACAGGAGGACAAGGAACGTGATCGCGTCCACGGCCTGGTCATTCACCGCCACGTCCGCCACGGCGGGGATGTAGTGGCCCACCAGGACCAGGAGCGCGCCCAGGGCGGTCCGTACCCGGACCGGGTTGTCCCGGAGGGTCTGGCGGATGAGGTCGAACATGTCTCTCCCAACTTGTCGAACAATGCGCGGACGCTGTCGCGGAGTTCGGCCAGCGTCCCGGTGTTGTGGAGCACGTGGTCCGGCGTGACGCCGTCCAGCTCCAGTTCTGAGGGGTGCGTTCCGGCGTCACCGTCCAGGCCGGTGCCCGGCCGCTCCACCCGGACGACCACGGAGCCCTCCGCGCGGAGGGCGTCCAGCTCGTTGGCGTAGCGGGCGTCCGCCACGACGCATGGCATGTGCCATTCGCTGCCGTGGCGGACCTGGGCCAGGACCGGCCTGACTCAGAAATCCGGGTCGCGGTCGCGGACGGCCTGGCCGTACTCCTGAAGGAGCCGCCGGACCTCCCCCAGGGCCTTGGCGCCCTCCCACCCACCGTGGTTCTCCAGGGCGTCCTCCAGCCGGTGCTCCTCGTAGCGACAGCACGAGACGACCAGCGGGTTCAGGCGTACAAGGGCCGCTTTCAGTTCGTCGGCGAACGTCAGCCGGGTGAAACCGGCGTGGCGGACCAGGAGCTGGGCCACGGTGTCCTTCCCAGACCGGGCCTTGCCGACGAGAGCGATGTGGGGGTGGGGCATGAGTCCTCCAGGACAAGGGGCGGGTGTGTGCCCGGATGCACTGGGGGGCGTTCCGGTCGCCTTGACCAGGGCCGCGATCAGCGTGCCCAGGGAGGTGACTGCTGCCAGGGGCAGGGCGTAACGCCACCGCTCCAGGCCCCGCAGCCGGCTCTCATGGTCCGCCAGGGTCTGGGTGACCGCTTCGTGGGTCTGGGTCAGGCTCCGCACGTCGCCGCGCAGCGCCACCAGCTCGTCGTAGATCTCACGGGCTCCGATCATCACGGCGCCCAGCTCGTCGCGGTCGCTCACCTCTACCCCTTCACGGTGAACCCGTGCTTCGCGCCCAGCAGTCGCAGCGAGGCAATACCGGGGATGCCGTCCGGGGGGCCGCCGACGCGGGCCCGCTTCTGCCAGTTCGCGTACGCGATGCGGGTCATGGACCCGAACGAGCCGTCGCACCAGCGGGCGTCCAACAGGCCCTCTGCCCTCAGTGCCGACTCCACGGGGCGCACGTCGGCGGGGTAGGTGGTGCCGCCCTGGCCCCGGTCCGGGTCGCGGACGGCCGCCGCGCGGATGCGGGCCAGGGACACCACCGGCTTGACCTTGGCAGGAGGCTTGGCGCCCTTCTCCGGCACGGTGACCTTGTCGCCGGGGTGGATCACGTCAGGATTCTTCACCTGGGGATTGACGGCCAGGAGCGCGGCCAGGGAGACACCGGCGGATGCGGCGATCTTGCCCAGGGTCTGGCCGGCCTTCACCACCACCGTCTTGCCCTTCGACGATCCGGTGTGCGAGCCGGACGTGGCCGGCCCGGAGGCCGCCGCCTTGTAAGTGAACCCGCGCTTGTCCTTCAGGGCCGGGTCCGCGGTGGTCACGCCCTCGGCGTACTGCGGCAGGCCGTAGCCGTGGACGTAGGCGTCTCGACGGTTGCGGCGCTTGAGGTAGACGCCGTCTCCTTCCGCGCTGCCGCTCGTGTTCGTGTTGCCCTCAACGGTGGTGATCGTGTCCGCGTCGTACGCCACCACGATGCCGGTGTGCGAGTTTGCCGACCGGCCGTAGATCACCTGGGCGCCGATGGCGGGGTACGCGGAGTATCGGCCCTGGGAGCGGAACCACTGGTACGCCGTCCACACCGACGCGGTCACCGGGAACAACGACGCCGCGCCGGCCTGCCGGGCGCACCAGGAGACGAACGTGGCGCACCACGCCTGGTTCTGGGACCACTCCAGGCCCGGCACGGCCGGGCTGTAACGCTGGTGGTTGTTCCAGTGGCCCCCGCTGTATCCCTCGCGGTAGCCGATCTCTCCGCGCGCTATGCGGATCACGTCTGCGGCCTTCGCCAAGCCGCCCTCCTTCTGTCGTGCATGGAACGGCCCCACCGGTAGTGCCTGGCGGGGCCATGTGGTCGTGAGTGGGTCAGGCCGCGACGCCGTACAGCCGCTGGACACAGGCCCACACGATCGAGTTGGCTTTGGCGCGGGCCTGGAGCTTGATTTCCGGGTGCGCGCCGAACTGGTAGCCAGGGATCTTGAACGTTGCCTGGATGGGTTTGCCGGCGGAGCCGGAGGCCACGGTCTGGCCGTCCACGGTGATGCGGATATCCCCGCCGGCCCCGTTGGCCAACGCCTGCGCGAAAACCTCCATCCGCGGGTGCTGGACCTCAGGCCAGGCAATTTGGAGATCCGTCCAGTCTGTGGCCTTGGTGGAAGGCCAGTTGACTGCCTGGGCCGGGCTCATCACGACGGGCAGATGCGGGCGGGCCAGGCCGCCACCCACCACGTCCTCCGAGAGAAGTTCATTTCCCTGGGCGTCCTTGATGCGGACGGCCTGGGCCTGCCCTTCCGCGGTGGTGCCGTTCCACACCGACAGAGCCTCACTGCCATCGCGGCGCCGGACAACCAGGGCGTGTTCACCCGCGATGGGGCCGACTTCCCCGACACGGAACGTTTCCTTGCCGCCGGGCTGCCGAACGGAGAGGCTGCCGCCCTCCCCGATCTTCACGTCACCGTGGAGAACCTGGTTCATGGCCGGCCGCCGGTTCGCGGCCGTGGTCAGCATCCGCAGCTCCGCCTCCAGGCGCCGGATGCGGTCGGTCAGATCCTGAGGAATGATCGCCACTAGGCCGCCTCCAAATACAGCTCCGCGGACTCTTGTTGGCCACGCTGGTCAGGGGTAACGCTCAGCCCGACGACACGGAACGTGGCGTCCAGGCCGTCGGAGAACCAGGTGTCGCGGATGCGGAGCCGGACGGTTGCGCCGATGAGCGCGGGCGTCACTTCGCCGTCCAGACGAACCCGAATCGACGGGATCACCACCGGCTCCTTGGCGCGGGCCAGGTCGGCCTTTGCGTGCTCGTTCAACGTGGTCAGCCGCTCCACGGTGGTGTAGTCGCTGTGCCCGTCCAGGCGGGACCACCCCTCCTTCAGCTTCTCGGGGTAGGACCACTCCGTGGACAGCAGGGGGTTCGACTGTTCGGCCTGGTTCTGGTTGTCGGTCGCGCCTCGGCTCTGCCAGGTGTTGGCCATGCCGGTGGCGTCCTGCGGCCAGGAGTAGGCCAGGACGTTGCCGGGGTACGTCAGCATCACCGGCACCGCACCAGACCGGATCTTCGGGTAACCGAGCTGAAGTCGCTTCACGCGCTCGCCGGTCTCCGCCTCCCGGTAGACCTGGACGCGCCACTCAAAGCCACCGTCGACGGCCGCCAGCCGGTCCAGGGCCTCCCGTACCGGGGTCGCGTCGTACCGGGAGTACGTCCGGTCCCGAAGAACACCGGACGTGCCGGTGTAGTCGATGCGGATGCCGATGTCCCCGCCGGCCTTGTTCGCGGCGTAGGCCGCCAGCTCCCGGGCGATGTCGAGCTGGTCCATCTGGCGGGCCTCCAGGGTGTCCCGGATTTCGCGGCGGTCCCAGTAGGAGTCAAAGGTGGCCGCTTGGAGGGCGACCGTTGCCGAGCCGCGCTCGTCTACGGCGGGCGTGGCCGTCCAGACGATGCCGCCCCACCACAGGTCACGGCCCCGCTCCACCCACAGCGCCGTCCGGCCGGGCACCACGGCCGCCTTGATTCGGGCAGCCGTCGCAGCATCCGGCACCGCGAGGGTCCCGCGTAGCGATCCGGTGCGGCCGATGTAGTCGTCGAAGGCGGCCTGTTGGACGGAGAGCACGTCCAGGAGCTGGTCCGTGCGCAAGTCCGTGAACAGGAACCGGTAGCCGGCCGGGTGGAGGGCGCTGGTCATGCTGGGCCCTGCCACCGCAGCGCGGCGTAGCTGTACCGCCCGGGGACGCTGTCCAGGGCAGTCGCTGAGTAGACGTTCACCTCGATGAAGTCGCCGGCCTGGAGCACGACGGGGAGGGCGGTGGCGTGCCCTTGCCCACCGTTGGACCGGGCGATGAACGACATGTGCCATTCCCCGACGCCGGCGTTCTTGGTGACGGTTACGCGTGCCTGTTCGGCACCACCGGGCCACGTCTGCTGGGCGTACACGGTGTAGAGCCCCCCGACAGGGGCCACGAGGCGCGTGGGGTTCGTCGGCGTCCACATCGATGCGTCGGTACACGCATCGACGCCGCTCCAGCGAACGGGGGTGTAGCGGTTCGCCGCCAGGTTGTAGGCGTCGGTCTTGCGGACGGCCACGTAATGGCGCTCCGCCACACTGCGCCAGCTCTCGCCGTCCCAGCGTTCCAGGCCACGGCTGTTGTCCCGGTACTGGCCGGGGTACGCGCCGCCGTAGTTCAGGCTCCAGCCACCGGCCTGGATGCCGCCCAGGGACACGGTGGTCCGGCGACGGTCGGAGACGGCGGTGGCCCAGTCGATCCCGCCCGTACCGGCTGAAGTGCCAGCGGGCACCGTGATCTCGTACAGCTTCTCTGCCGTGCCGGAGGCCGCGGGAGCCTCCGGCGTGGCGGACGGGGTGCCCTGCGCGACGACCAGGGCGGCCGTGGACTGGTCCGACCCGTCGTAGGCGGAGTCGTCGACCCGCAGGAGGACGCTGTCCTTCCGCGGATACTGCGCGTCTCCGTCCGCGATCGTCAGCGTCTCCGGCTCCGTGACCGCCACCGGATACGCCCCCTGTACGGAACTACCGCTGATCAGGGCCCGGCCCGTGCCGATCGTGCATTGCATCGCGCCGGCCGCAGTCAACGCGAACGGAGTTCCGCCGGGGACGACGCCGCCGCGCGAGGTGAGTTCGGCCTGCGGGGTCCAGGTGCCGAGGGGGACCAGTCGGGTGTCCGCCCGGGTCTGTCCGCCGCCCGGGGAGTCCCGGTTGACCAGCCAACCACTACGTACAGTCATGTTGCCTTTCACCAGAAAGCGGACCGCCACCGCACGGTGACGGACGCCAAGGGGTCGTAGAAACCGGGCGCGGCCCGGAAGGCCAGGACGGAAACCCCGGGGTCGAACGTGAACGTCTGCTCCGGCACGCTGGACGCGGTCACGGTGTAGAGCCGTGACGCGGTGCCGTTGAGGACGGCGGTCCCCTCGTCGCAGTCGATACGCAGGACGTCGGACTCCGTGAGGGTGATGTCGTACTCCAGGCGCCAACCGGTGTGGAGCTGGAGGAGCGAGGGACGGACCACGGGGCCCCGGAACTCCACGACCGGATGTGTCGGGGCCTCGCCGAGGTTGGGCGCCGCGAGGGTGCCGGTGGACCCGGTGATGCCCCACTCCAGGGGGTGGTCCAGGCCGTCCGTCCAGTCCAGGCCGGGTTCCGGGGCCGGTAGCCCGCAGGTGATGCGGTTCTCCTGCAGTTCGTACCGGCGGGGGTCGGAGCACTCCCACACCACCGACCCGTACGGCTCCCCTCGGGTGTATCGGCGGTCCGCCGGCAGGGCCCGCCGGGTCACCCGTCCCCGCATCAGCCGCCGGGCTCCGGCGAGTTGAACTACCAGGTCCTGCTCCCGCTGGGTCGGAGCGGTCGCCCGGCGGAGGTCGGCCAGGAGCGTGGGGTAACGCTCCATGCTGTCCGGCAGAACCATGAAGTCGAACTGAAGGGTGCGGGTGCCGGCCAGGAGATGGCCGGGCCAGCCCCCGTGTTGGGTGGGGCGGAGCACGGTGGCCGACTCCACGTCGGGGAGGTCGTCCCATCCGGTCAGTTGCTCGCCCACGTACTCCGTGGTCTCTCCCATGAGCAGACCCGCGAACTCGATCTGCCCGTCTTGGGTGACCTGGTCCCCCGCTGCATTCAGTAGTTGTGGCACGTCACCCCCTTGCCTTCATGAGCCAATCCAGTTCACGCGCGACCTGGGCAGGCTGCATGTCGCCAGCGTGAAAGTTCTCGATCGTGATTGCGGCCGACGAGCGGCCGCTTGTCGGACCGGGCCGGACCTGTTCGGCTTGGGCCAGTACCGGCCGGGCCCCGACCATGGCCGGGATATCTGCGGTAATGCCGCCCAACTGCCGTTTGAGCTGGGGGACCTGGTCCTGGATTCCCTTCATGAACCCCGTCAGCAGGAGGCGGCCGTTCGGGGTCAGGATGCGGGCGTCCAGCTCCGCCGGGCCCTTCCAGTCCGGCAGCATGGACGTGATGCTCCCCAGCTTGTTCTTCAGGCTGGTGATCATGGACGAGATGCCGTCGATGAAGCCGCGGATCAGGGAAGCGCCAGCGTTCCAGAGGGTGGAGCCCAGGTTGCCCAGGGCGTCCCGGGCCCGGCCGGGAAGGCTGCGGATGGTCGCAACGGCGGACGAGATGCCGGAGGAGATCCGGTCACCCATGGACGACAGGCCGGAGCGGGCCGCCGAGACGATGTTGGAGCCCATGGTCTTGACCTGCGCCCACGCCCGTGACGCCAGGTCCGCGAAGTAGCCGACCACGGCGGAAACTCCGGACAGGACAACGGAGCCAATCTTGGTGAAGATGCTCCCGAAGAACGAAGCCAGCCCCGACAGTGCCGACTTGGCCGCGTCCAGCGCTCCGGAGAAGTCGCCACGCAGCAACGCCACGATGGCATTGATCGCCGGGACCACGATGGTGGTGATGTACTTCGACGCCAATTCGGCCAGGACACCGGCCACCTTGCCCACCAGCGTGATCACCGGCGTAATGACCGGAACGAGGGCCTTAAGGGCACCGGCCAGCAACGTGCCCAGGGCGGTGATCAGCGGGCCGCAGGCGACCAGGAGTTCGCCCAGTGCCTTTCCGATCGTCGCCAGGGCAGGCGCCAGGGCGCTGATCAGCTGGCCCACCAGGTCACCCAGGATCGGCGCCAGTTCTCCGATCACCGAAAGGATCGGTCCCAGGATGCTCGGAAGCTGGGCCAGGATCGGCTTCAAGGCCGTCAGCAGGGCTCCAGCGATCTTCGCCACCAGGCCGCCGACAATCTCCAGCACCGGCCCCAAGGCCCCGGCCAGTTGGCTGATGAGCTGGGCGGCGATCGGCAGGATTGAGGCCAGGGCCTGGGCGACCACCTTGACCACCGGGGCCAGGCCGGCCCCCAGGCTCTGGGCCAGTTGAACGAAGACCGGGGCCAGGGTTCCGGCCGCGCTCTGCATCGGCCCGGCCAGGGCCGTGACCAGCGTGTTCAACAGCGGCATGGCTACCTTCAGCGCACCGCCCAGCACCTGGGACACGGCCTTGCCGACCGCCGACACGGTCTCGAACAGGGCCCGGAACGTCTCCTGGGCCTCCGGTGTAGCCGTGATCCGCGCAGCCGTGGCTGCCAGCTCCGAGAGGACCTGAAGGGCCCCGCCTCCGGCGTCGGCCGCTGCGCCCAGGACGTTGCCCAGGGCCCGGCCGATGTTGGCCAGGGTGCTGCCGAACTCCTTGGCCACGCCTACGGCCGCCTCGATGCCGCGTTGCATGGCGCCGGACTCAAACGACCGGTCCATCTTGGCCCGGAGGCGGTCCAGGCCCTGGCCCATGGAGGCCGTCATCCGCTCCCACGTCGGGGCCGCCGCCGCGCCGAGCTGGACCAGGCCCTGAAGGACCGTTCCGGGCAAGCCCTTCATGTTCTGAAGGCCCCGGGTCGCCCCGCTGAGGGCCTTGCCCAGCGCACCGTCCTGGGCCAGCGTGCGGGCCGTGGCCAGGGTGTCCTTGCCCATGGCGTTCAGTGCGGAGGCGGTGCCGGACAGCTCCGTCCGCAGCACGGGCAGGACCGCGTTCGCGGTCCGGGTGAGGGTGTCGCCCAGGCCCTGGAACAGTGAGCCTTGGACGGACCGCTTCACCTCGTCCCACGCTGGCCCCAGGGCTTTGGTCTGCGTGACGAAGTCCTGGGCAGCAGGGGCTAGTTCGGCCATGGCCTCTGCGTCGCCGGCCAAAGCGTCGCCTAGGCCGGACATGCCGACCTTCAGGGCCACGCCCGCCGATGCCAGGGCCAGGACGGCCGGCGCGGCGATCGCAGCCGAGGGGCCCATGGAGGCGATGGAGGACGACAGTCCCGCCACCGCCGGGATGCTGGAGGCGGCGGTGGACAGCTTGCCCAGCGTCCCCACCAGGGACAGCACCTTGCGGCCGGCACCGCCGGAGCTGTCTCCCACGTTGGATACGTCCCGGGCCAGCGTGGCCAGCCGGTCCCGGTCCGCTTCGACGCGGCCGGGAATCGTCATCGGCGGCCGGATGCGCGCCAGCTCTCTGCGCAGCCTGGCGATTTCCCGTTCGGAAACCTCCAGGCGGATGCCAAGGCCAGCGTTCGCACCCTGGAGGCGTTCGCGGAGTCGTGAACGGAACTCCGAAAGGTCCGGGTCGACGTTCACGCGAACCCGAGCGCGGACCCGCGCCAACTTGGCGTTCAGCCTCTCCCGGAACCCGTCCAGGTCCGGGACGGCCTGGACCTGGACGCGGGCCCGCCGCTCGATGCGGTCAAGGTAGCGCTGGAGGCTGACGGCGAAGTTCGACGTGTCGGGAAGGACGCGGATCGAAAGGCGCCCTACCTCGCGGCCTCCGGGGCCGGCCATGAGTTACCCCCTGGTGCAATGGGTTTGGCCAAGGGGTGCGTGGACAGGTCGAGGCGTGGCCGCTCGTGCTTGTCCGCCTTGGCCTGTGGAACGTTGACGGGCGTGGGTTCCCGTTTGAGGCGTCCGCCGCTCACCCGGACGTTGTTGGCGTCGGCGAAGCGCACGGCGCCCAACAGAGCGGCCAGCAGGCGTGTTTGCACCGTCCAACCACGATGCTCGGGCCCGCCGGCCAGCGATGCGGCCAGGGCGGAGCCCGGGGGCAGATGCTCGGACAGGTGCCAGGCCCGGCGGGGCGTGAGGGCGCCCCGCCACACGTCGGCCAGGTCCAGGCCGTAGTAGCGCTGGAGGTCCGCCCGGAGCGCCGCGCCGTGGCCCTGGACTATCAGCTGTCCGAGCGCGGAGCTTCCCCCACCTGGGTCTCCTCCTGCCACTCACCGACGGTGCGGACGAACACGGCCAGCGGCCAGTCCTTCATCTCCGTCTTCAGCGCGGCCGGGTCGTCGGCCACCAGGAGGAGCAGGTCACGGATCTTCGGGACCAACTCCTCCAGGTCCTCCGATCCGGTCTCACCGAAGCGCGCGAGGATGGCGCGGGCCGCCTTCAGGCCGTCGTCGGGAAGCATGAGGATGTTGCGGAGGTGAACCGTTTCGCCGGCCCGTGTCTCCAGCGACAGAGCCTCGTACTCCGCCGCAGCTTCCGCCATCATGTCCGCGCAAGAAAGCGCCAAGGGTCGTCTCCGCAGGTCGCGTTGGTGGTCCCAGGAATGAGTCCTCCGCCCGGAGGGACCGGCCAGGCGGAAGAGGTTTGCGGATCTGTCGGCCGAGGGGTTCGCTAGTCGCTGGCCAATGGGTGGTGTGACCCGCTCGCATCGACGTCGTTGCGGCCGGTGTGGGGCGACCAGGCGGACAGCCTTTAGGGCGTGCCGGGCGGGTCAGGCCCACGCCTGGCACGAAGGTGAGCGGGTGGTGCGCATCACGTGAGCTGGAATCGATCCTGAAGCACGGCCAGCCCCGAGGTTGTCAACCGCCCGCAACTCTTACCTTCGTGTGGGTTACAACGTTTCCAGTCTCTTGACTGCATGGCGGCGGCCCGCCTGCTCCACATCCAGAAGGGATGAAAATTACTAAACGGCGATTTTTGGATGATCTAAGAATTCAATCCATATACCAGTCCGTTTGGGTATCTCGGTCCGGCAGCAAGCTCCCTCTGCACCGTTCCAAGCGAAGGGACACGAAGATGGCTGACTGGCTGCAAGTCTCTGGTGGTCTCACGACGATCTCGGTGGGGTCCAGGACCCACGTGTGGGGGGTGAACTCCCTCGGGCAGATCTACCGGTACACCGGATACGACTCGAATCCGTGGATCGGCATCCCCGGCAAAGCCGTCGACATCGGCGTGGCCGCCGACGGGACCGTCTGGCACGTCAACGCCGACGGCGGCATCTACCGCTACACCGGAGACCAGGGCTCCACCCCCTGGGTCAACATCTCCGGCGGCCTCACCCGGATCTCGGTCGGATCCAGGACCCACGTGTGGGGGGTGAACTCCCTCGGGCAGATCTACCGGTACACCGGATACGACTCGAACCCGTGGATCGGCATCCCCGGCAAAGCCGTCGACATCGGGGTAGCCGCCGACGGGACCGTCTGGCACGTCAACGCCGACGGCGGCATCTACCGCTACACCGGAGACCAGGGCTCCACCCCCTGGGTCAACATCTCCGGCGGCCTCACCCGGATCTCGGTCGGATCCAGGACCCACGTGTGGGGGGTGAACTCCCTGGGCCAGATCTACCGGTACACCGGGTACGACTCGAACCCGTGGATCGGCATCCCCGGCAAAGCCGTCGACATCGGGGTAGCCGCCGACGGGACCGTCTGGCACGTCAACGCCGACGGCGGGATCTACCGCTACACCGGAGACCAGCCGAGCTGATCTCAGGAAGCAGATCCGAGAGGCCCCCCGCCGAGAGTGCAGGGGCCTCTCGCCCCATTCCGCGGGCAACGCCACAACTCACCGATCCAGCTATGGCTACGCCACCGGGCACCACCTAATCGCCGCTGTGCGGCGGGGGCGTCGGAGCCGCGACCTGGGTCCATTCACCGATGGCGCCGCCCAGTGTCGCGGAGCCCAGGAAAGTTCCCTTGATCGGGAAGGACACGAAATCGTCGCTGGACATGCCCACCGTGTCGGAGCCCAGGAGAGAGACACGCGGGTGGTACAGCGGCAGATAGTTGGTGCCGTCCACCAGGACCACCAACAGTGCCTTGGTCTGCGGGGTGGGCGTGGCCGGGATGCGGAACGACTTGTCCGCCTGGACGGCTGCCGGGCCCGCGCCGAAGTAGAGCTGATAGGTCAGGGCCGTGGCCTGGATGGACTGGAAGGTGACGGAGTACGTCACGTCCGGGGTCGTCGCGCGGAGCTTGGCGTTCTGCCAACTGCCCTTGATCTCCGGATCGTCGCCGTCTCGGCCGAACTCAGGCAGGGCGTCAAGCTTGGTGTGCCCGATGCTCTCCCACGCACCGCCCGGGTTGGTCGGGTCGGCCAGGTCGCCGGGCTTCTCGGTATCGGGGTCAGCGATGAAGATGTAGCCGCCGGCCGGGACGATGGCGGCGTTGTCGATCAGAGCCAAACTGTTCTCCAGGGGTAGGTTCAGAGGGGCCGCGCGGTCACGCGGTAGGTGGCCTGGAACCGGAACAGGTCCGGCCCGGCCGGCGGGTCGCCCACGCGGATCTCCGCCGGCCCCGACACGTCCTCGAACCGGCTCAGGTAGCCGTCGACACCGCGGAATTGCGCTCTGCACCCCTCCGCCAGGGCAACCCGGGCCGTGCGGGCCAGCCGGGAAGCGTCGCGCCGGTCGACGGCGGCGCACTGCACGTCGATCAGGGCCACGTCGATGCCCTGCGGGGTGGCCGTGCCGCCCGACACGCGGCGGGCCACCACCAGCGGTAGCCGGTCGGCCCAGTCGGCGGGCCAGCCCACGCGCACCGTGGCGCCGCTCAGGCCCTGGCGGAGGGCGTCGGTCACCAGGGCGTCCACGTCGGGTAGTACCGGCCTCATAGGCCCGCCTCAATGGCGTGGATACCGGACACCCACGTTAGGCCGTCACGGGCCCAATGCCCGTAGTTGATCGCGTACACCGCCGGGTCCTCCAAGGTCACCGTGGAGTCCGTCCGGTTCGTGCGGACCCGGGTGTGGGCCGCCAAGGCCCCGGTGTGCCGGTGGGCCTCGACCACGGCTCGGACCCGGTCGGCCCGCTCGTCCAGTTCGTCCGCGACCGCGTCCCGAACGCCCCGCAGGTGCGCCACGATGCTGTCCGTGTTGGGCTTCACCGTCGCCATGGGCTCACCCTCGTTTCCGTATCGTCGCCACGTCGTGGGCCAGGCGCCGGGAGCCGCCGAAGCGCTGGGGTTCCCCGACCACGGCCCACCTGGCCCCGGCCCACTCGACGCGGGACCAGGGCCCAGCCGGCAGGGACCGGGCGTACACGCGGTACTCGGTGCCGGTCAGGTATCCCGGCTCTCCGCTCTCATCGGCCGTGGCCGGGAGGACCCGGGCCCGCAGTGTCACCGGCTGACCGTGGCCCGGCTTGGTGCCGCCGTACCCGTCGTCCACGTCCACCGTGGGGTAGACCGTGAGCACGTCCGGGCCGGAGTCCAGGAGGCTCACAGCGAACCCCCTAGGGACTCCACCGGCACCGCGAACACACTGGACGCACCGACGGCCGCGCGAATCAACCGGGCTTCACCATCAGTGAGGCCGGCGCCGACGGGCAGTGACGCCGGAAGCTGGTACTGGTAGGCGCCTTGCAGCTCCGACCGATACCCCTCCGGGTTCCTCACCCGCCGCTCAGCAGCCGCCAGCGTGACCGCCACCGCAATGGCCGGGGCCTTGGCCGGGTCGGGCCAGGCATCCCCGTAGGCCCGCACGGTGGCGGAGGCATCCGCTAGAGCCGCCTCCGCCTGCGCCCGTTCCTCACCGGCCAGTAGGCGGCCCAGACGCTGTTCCAGGGCCGCCACATCCGCCAGCGGGGTCATGCGGCCCCCTACTTGTCCACCGGGGGCTTCGACGGGACCGGCATGTCCAGGCGGACCGCGCGGACCAGCTTCTTAGCGTTGCCAATCTTGTCGGTCATGACGTTGTACCCGGCGTAGACGTTCAGGATGGAGCGGTCCCGCAGCTTGGCCGCGTCGTAGTCGCGCACCCATCGCATGGACAGGCCGTTGTAGGACTGGCTGGAGCCGCTGGTGACACCGGCTGGAATCGCCGGGGCGCGGGTGGCCAGCACGAACGCCGACGGAACGAACGCGTACGCAGCGCGCGGGCTGATCGCGTTGGACACCACCAGATCGAACCCGGCCAGCCGGCCCAGGGTCGCCGAGCGGAGAGCCGAGTCCGAGCCGGACTTGGACACGTCGTTGATGCGGCCGGACTTCAGCAGGGCGGTTTCCACGTCCGCGCCCATCAGGATCGTGCGGCCCTCGGTGGGAACGTTTGCCTTGTTGAGCGTGGCGCGGGCGTCCACGATGCCTAGCCACGGGTCCGCCTCGTCCACCGTGACGGTGTTGGCGTAGTTGGCGCCCTCGATCATCGACGCCACACCCGTGTCAATCGCCTTGGCCACGGCATTGACCTGGGGCTGGAGGACCTGGGATCCGAAGTCCCGGATATCCAGGGTCAGTTCCTCATCCGTGACCGCGATGGCGGAATAGATGTCCTTATTGAGCTGGACCGTGGTGTAGTCCTCCGCCAGCTCGTCCAGGACGATGTCCGAGCTGCGGTCGTTGCGCCACTCGTATTCGCGGGCTGTGGTGGTCGCCGGAATCCGGATGGTGACCGTGTCGTTCTTGGCGCCGGTGAAATCGAAGCCGCCGTTCGTCCACACCAGACGTGAGAGGATCATTTCCCACTCAAGAAGACCCAAGGCCATTGCCGCAATCTTCTCGGACTTCAGAAAGCTGTTAGCCATGTGCTCCGCTCAGGGCTGGGGCCCCGGGCCAGCACACGACGCTGCAGCCAAGGGCCCTTGGATAATGAAATCCCTTGGTTTTGGTGCCACTTAAGGAATGCCAGCCGCTACCGTACTGGGCAGCTACCAAAGGCGCCTGACCACTCGCGTCGATGCAACGAGATTGATCAACTTGCCGAAGCCCTCGGACGTCGCAAGCTGGTAGGAGAAGCCCTCACACCGGGAGTAGCTGCCATGGCGAATATATATCGTAAGAGCGAGCCCGAAACTCGTGAGGTCGAAGTTTTTGGACTCGACCTGCACGAGGAGGATCGGGAAGCTCTGCGCGCCGACCCGGATAAGTTCATTCGGGAATTGCTCGAGCCTGAGATACAGAAAGTAAACGGTGTATCCCTCGATGTGGAGTTGACCAACAGCCTGGCAAACGGTGGGCCTTTCGCCTCGTACATAGTCCACCACACAGTGAGCGGGGAGTTTGCATCCGACGTCGAGGTCACCCGGCGCGAGGAGTAATGGGCACCGGTCGGCCCGCCGTAAAATCCGGCTCATAAGCCGCCTTACCGGCGGGCGCGCGGGATGCTGGCAGCCAGCTCTCCCGGGTCGCTGGGGGCGGCCATGGCCGACGGGTCGAGTCCGCCTCGGCCCACGCCGTCCCCGCGGCTGTGGAACAGCTCCGCCAGCGCCTTGGCGTCCGTCTCGCGGGCGTCGTCATCCGCGCCGGAGATCCGGGCCGCCAGAGCGTCCGGAAGGCTGTACTTCCGGGCCAGGCGCTCCCGGTGGAGGTCCATTTCCAGCTCCGCCGCCCGGTCCGCTACCGCCTGGAACTCCTCCGGTGTCTTGGCCGCCTTCAGGGCCTCCGCCGTCTCCCGCGCCTTGACCCGGTAGCGGGCCGCTTGGTCACGGGCTGCCTTCAGCTCCGCGCGGAGGCCGTCGGCGTCGAGCTCTTGGCCCTCGTTCTCCGCCTCCGGTGTCTCCGTTGGGACTGGGGTCTTCTGGCCGTCGTTGTCAGTCGGAACATGCTCCGGCTGGGCGTCGGTCGGGGTCGGGGTGGGGTTCTCCGCCATGTGGTGGCCTCCGGTCAACGTGATGATTCGATGTGGCGCCGCCAGGCCGCGCGTGCCTCCGCGCCCGCCTTGCCGCGCGTGACCTCCCGCCATTCCCGGTCGAACCGCCGGGCGTCAGGGGTCATGAAGTCGTTCCGGCTGAACACCGGGACCGTCTGACAGTGACAGCCGTTGTGGTACCGGGTCAGGTCTTCCCGGGACACCGGGGGCCGCCGGTTCGCGCGGGCCCGTCCGTCAGCCGATCCTCGGGGCTTCCTGCGCCCTCCGCCGGCCGCCGTGGCCTGGGACGAGTAGATGGCGCCGCGACTGGCCAACATGGCGCAGAACGCACAGGGGTTGCCGTCGGTGACGCGGGCCCAGCCGATGGCGCGTCGGTCTGGGTTCGACGCCCGGTCGATCAGGTCCCGCCCCGCCCGCAGTGCCTCGCGGTCGGCCGCTCCGGCAGAGGTGCGGCCCGCTGTCCGTGATGCGTCCTCCAACTCCTGGAGGAACCCGGCCTCGTCCAGCCTGCCGCGCGCTTGCTCGTCGGCCGCCTGGGCCACGTCCTGGCGCAGCTTGGCGGGACCCTGGGAGACCAGGGACGCCACGGCCGCGCGGTCGTGGGCGTCCTCCGCTTCCTGCGGCCAGTCGAAGCCGTCCAGCCGGATTTCTTCGCCGTCGTCCGGCTCCGGTGTGCGGGGATCGTGTCCGTCTGCTGGGCCCAGTCCTCTCGCAGCTCCCCCAGGGTTGTGGTCTCGCCCACGTGCTCCCCGGAGAGGGGCGGCAGGGTGTGCCCGGTTTCCAGGGCCCGGTAGAGGCGGTAGAACGCCGCCGCCTGGTCGCGGGAGCGTCGCCGCTCCCCTCGGATGAGCGCCAGCATCCAAGCCAGCCACGCGGCCCCCGACTCCTCCAGGGAGTGGGGGTTCACCCGCGACCACTGGGCCAGGGACTGGGCGGAGACGCCCGCACCGATGCGGGCCTGTGCGCGCCAGTGCTCATCGAGGAGGGCCGCCGTTGCTCTAGTCACCGTCACCGCCGGCCAAGCGCTCCGTACCCGGCGCCGGTGCCACGGCCGACGCCATCGCGTCCGCCATGCGTAGGCCCGGGTCGTCGGCCTCCTGGATCTGGGCCCACTCCTCCACGTCCCGGGCCGTGACGCCGGGGATGCGCGACCACATGGCGCGGGCCGGAACGTTGAGCATGGTCACGGCCTTGCCCAGGGCGTCCACCGTCTGGGCCAGGGAGCGGCTTTCGGCGTCCTTCCAGAGGACTTCGGCCCGTGGGTCCGGCTGTGCGCCCACGACGGTGGCGCACAGGAACAGGACTAGTTCCCAGGACTCGCCCATGGCGTGCTTGTACTCGTCCACGGCACGCGACAGAGCCGACTCCGCAGCCGCCAGGGCCTCCGCACTCAGGTTGACCATGGAACCCAGGAGGTAATGCGGCGGGGTCTGGGAGAGGGCAGCCAGGTGCTTTGTCGCCAGCTCGATAGCGTCCAAGAACCCGGCCAACGGGGTTTCGTCCAGCTGAGAGAACTTGGTGTCCGCGTCGGGAGCCACCAGGAACCGGCTTGCGTCCGCCTGAATCGGAATGACCTGGGGACGCCCGTTGGCGTCGTACAGGATCTCCCCGCTATCCGGATCACGCCGGAATTCCGGTGCCATTCCGCTGATCGTGCACACCTTGAACGACCCGAAAGTCTGCGAAATACTCCAGCTGTAGATCGTGATCTTCATGGTTGAAGGGTGGCCTGCCGTTCGTAGTGGCAGGCCCGGGACCGGGCCTGGTGGCGTCGTCGCCAGTCGGACCAGCCGAGGCAATGTGCGACTGGTCGGACGGCTTTGGTGATGAACGCGGTAAACAGGTGCTGGATCTCGTTGCAGGTCAACGGGATCAGCTCGTTCGGGACCGAGTGGTGGTCGCGTTCGCGTGCGGCGGTCGCGGCCAAGAAGGCATGGGCGAGCATCGCGAGAGTGACCCAGCGGTGCCAGGATGTCCAGCGCCTGACCTGGTGCTCGTCCAGTCCGGCCAGGCCCTTGGCGGCCTGGAATGTCTCCTCGACGGTCCATCTGCGTCCGGCCACCCGCACCAGCGTGCCCAGCGGCACCGGGCCGGCCGAGTAGCAGCGGTAATAGGCGAGTTCGCCGCTGCTGCGGCTGCGGCGAACGAGCAGATAACGGTGACCGGCGCCCTCGCCGGCGACGTCGGCCAGGGCCCAGTCATAGAAGCGGCGCCCCTTCGCACCGACGCCTGCGGAGAGCTTCTGCCAGGCCCGCTTCGGCAGCATCTTGACCAGGGTATCGACCCGCACCTTCCCCGCCCGGGTGGCGATCTGGTGATCGCAGGCGACCGCGAGGACATAGCCGACCTGGCGGTCTTCCAGTGATGCCCGCAGTTGCGGGTTGCCTCCGTAGACCTCGTCTGCGGCCACCCAGGGCACTCGGACCCCGGCGTCCAAGGCCCGGTTGATCATGCGGGCCGCGAGGGCGGGCTTCGTGGCGAAGCCGATCTCCGCCGGGATCCCGGCCGACCGGCAGCGGGCCGCATCCTGGGTCCACGAGCGCGGCACATACAGTTCCCGGTCGATCGCCGCGTGGCCACGCATGCTGGAATAGGCAAGGTAGACGGCGACCTGGCTGTTCTCAATGCGTCCGGCGGTGCCGGTGTACTGGCGCTGCACGCCCACCGTGGCAGTGCCCTTCTTAAGATCACCAGTCTCATCGACCACCAACACCACCTCCTCATCGTGCAGTTGCTCGACGATGAAGCCGCGGACATCGTCACGAACAGCGTCGGCGTCCCACTTCGCCCTCGACAGCAGATGCTGAAGGCCGTAGGGGGTCGAATCCCCGGCGTGCTCGGCCAGCGTCCAGCAGTTCTTGCGTGGCAGGTCCGCCAGGAGCCCGAGCACGAACTCCCGTGCCCGCCGCCGCGGTTCCACCCGGGCAAACCGGCCTGCGACACGGGCCATCAGGGCCTCGAATGAGTCCTGCCAGAGGCCAGGATCTATGGTGTGACCTGCGGCCACCGCCTGATCTTCAGTCTTCACACACCGATGGTCACCGGTGGCCGTACTCGGTCCCGTGCTGGCACCAGCAGCCCAACCAGGAACCACTGTTGGAGTACTCACGGGTCGGTGGAAACCGAAGGGCCGCTGTCAGTACCCGGTGATAGGAAGCTGGGATGACCCAGACACCTGCCTTCGAAGACCTGCTCGCCCTGGTCCAGGACCGCTCCGCCGCCCTGCGCAGCAGCGTCGCGGGCTCCCCCGATCTGGATGTCCGCGTCCCCAGCTGCCCCGACTGGTCGCTCCGCGACCTCGTCGAGCACCTTACCCAGGTGCACCGGTTCTGGGCGGCGGCGGTCCTAGCTGGCCCCAGCGAGAAGCCCCCGACCGTGGCACCAACCGATGACACGCTGTCAGCCGACCTACTGGCCGGTTCGGCCGCAGCCACCCGGGAGCTGATCGCCGCCCTGCGAGCCGCGGGCCCTGCGGCGGGCTGCTGGACTTGGTGGGGCGACTCCGACGTCCCGATGACGAGCGGTGCCGTGGCTCGCCATCAGGTCCGGGAGGCCGCTGTCCACGCGTTCGACGCCCAGCTGGCTACCGGCACTCCCCTGCCCATCCCTGCGGTTGTCGCACTCGACGGCATTGCCGAGTTCATCGGCGTCGGCCACGGCACCGCCGGCCCCTGGCCGCACGAGCCGGTCCGCATCGGTCTGCACGCCGCCGAGGGCGAGTCGTGGCTGGTTGACCTGACGGCGTCGGGCTCACACGTCATCGATGGCCAACATGAGACGGCCGCCGACCTGCACGGATCGGTGAGCAACCTGTTGCTCACCTTGCACGGCCGCCTCCCATTGGACAGCCTGCGAAGCGAGGGTGACCGCGCCGCCCTGGAGAACTTCCTGTGCTGGCCCGACCTGGGTTGACCTACCAGCCCGAGAGCTCCCTATTGGGCGGGGCCTACGCTCTGACCTGCGGCCCCCGCCAGCAAGATCACGAACTACAGCTGGAGTAGAAACCAGCAGGTCAAACACCGTTTGATTAACCCTGTCCTGGATCGGGATCATCGGCTCCACCACGCCCGTGACCCGGCCCTCCAGATCGATGTCCGGTGCGAACCGCACCACCGGGCACACGCCCATGCCATGGGGCCGAGACGCCAGGAGCTGGGGACCGCCCTTCCCGCCCACCAGGAAGTCATAGACATGGGTGGCGTCGTACAGCCAGGCCCGCGCCTCCACGCCCTCCGCATCGGGGACGGTCTCCACCTGGAGCGCCCACAGCGGGAGCGCGTCGGCCGCCGGGTCCTCGTACGAGGCATACAGCAGCCGCGGGGACACCCCGCGGATGACCGGCCGGGCCGGGTCCGCCGGGTCACGGAGGACCGTGGCGAACGCCTGGCCATAGGTGAGCGCGGCCCGGTGGATCGGGGTCTGGCGGGCATCCATGCGGTTGTCCTGCCAGGCCCGCCACTCCGTCGGAGCCTCCTCCGGAGCATCCCCATCCAGGCCAGCGCTCCGGCGGTAGCCGTCCACGGCCATGGCCTGGGACGGTGTCTTGACCAGGAGCGGCAGCCAATTGGAAATGGCCCGCTTGGCCAGGAGCTTGTATTCCTCCGTGGCGCTGCGGGGGATGTACGGGCCGTCGTGCTCGCTGCGCATGTACCGGTCTATTCGGTCCAGCCGCTCACGGTCCGCGCGGAGCCGGGAGAACCCCAGCTCCGCCAGCTCCACGGGGTAGGAATTCGTGACTGCCAAAACAGCTGCGCCGCTCCTAGAAAAAGAAGACGGCCCCCGATCGTTCGGAGGGCCGCGTCCTGCCGGATTCGATAAGTCGATGTCTCGCCAGGTCGGCCAGCAGCGTGGCCGCGTAAGCGTCCACCTTGTGTGCGCTCTCTCGGTTGACCTTCCCGAAGGACAGGCCGTACCGGTTCGGCCGACGCCGGGCATTCAGCACGTGTCGGCGCAGCGTGCGCCCCAGCGGGGCGTCCTCGCCCACGTGCCGGACCTGTCCGTCCTCCACGGCCGCCACCAGCCGCTCATTAGCCAAGGTCAGTTCCTGGAGGCCGCCGCGCATGTCCCGGCCCACCGCCGAGTGCGGAGACGCCTTGATCACCAGGCGATCCCGGAACTCCTCGCTCCAGGCGTCCACGTAGGACTCCCACAGCGCCACGTCCGCGAACATCGCCTGCACGTCGTAGCGCTCCATGGCGTTGCGGACAACGCCGTCCACGGCCTGGCGGTCCACCTCCCAGCCGTTGCCAGCCGGACCGTCCGGCTTCTCCCACACGCCCAAGGGGACGATTAGTACTCCAGCAGCGGTTCGTGCCCTGAGCTGGTGTTGGTCGTTGTTCTGGTATGGAGGGGATTCCTGAAGTTGATTGCTGGGCGGCGGAGTTGGAGTCGGTGTTCGCGCGGGTGGCGGGCCGGTTCGCTCGGGCGGATCTGCGGTGGCGGATGCGAGATTACGTCCGTGGCCTGCTGGGGAAGGCGGCGCGTAAGAACGGTTGGCAGCTTGCGGAATGGGCCGGTCACCGCACTCCGGATGGCTTTCAGCGGCTGTTGAACAGCAGTGTCTGGGACGCAGACGCCCTGCGCGACGACGTGCGTGCTTACGTCGGTGACTGTCTTGGTCCGGACGGAGTGCTGATCATCGACGACACCGGCTTCGTCAAGAAAGGCACCACCTCGGCCGGGGTGGGACGGCAGTACACCGGCACCTCGGGAAAGATCGACAACTGCCAGATCGGGGTCTTCGCCGCCTACGCCACCAGCCGAGGCCGGGCCCTGGTCGACCGAGAGCTCTACCTACCCAAGTCCTGGACATCTGATCGCCAGCGCTGCCAGGCGGCGAAGATCCCTGATGAGCGGTGCTTTGCCACCAAGGGTGAGCTGGCCCGGGACATCGTCCGCCGCTGCATCGCAGCCGGCCTGCCCGCCGCCTGGGTCACTGCAGACGAGGCTTACGGGCAGGACTGGCACTTCCGGCGCCTGCTCGAACAGCTCGGCCTGGGATACGTGGTGGCGGTGCCCAAGTCGCAGCAGATCAAGTCGCTGGCCGGGAGCTGGCGCATCGACGAGCTCATCACGGAAGCCCCCAGTGATGCCTGGCAGCGGCTGTCTTGCGGCGACGGGGCGAAGGGACCGCGCGTCTACGACTGGGCCGCGGCCAAACTGCCTGCCAACCTGGTCTTCGACCCTGATCCGCCCACCCATCACCGCTGGGTGCTGGCCCGCCGCAGCCTGTCCGACCCCGGCCAACTCGCCTACTACCTCGCTTACGCACCCGCCGGCATCGAGATTGCCGAACTGGTCCGGATCGCCGGCTCCCGCTGGGCCATCGAGGAATGTTTCCAGGCCGCGAAGAACGAGTGCGGCCTCGACCAGTACGAGGTCCGCCGCTACACCGGCTGGTATCGGCACATTACCCTGGCCATGCTCGCCCATGCCTTCCTCACTGCCCTTGCGGTCCAGGCAGGCGACACCGAAAAGGGGGCTGCAGAAACGGATCAGCCCTCATCCGCCTCACCGTGGCGGAGATCAGACGACTGCTGGACACTCTCCTGCCCCGCCCACGAGCCAATCGTGACCCCATCACCCACGCATTGACATGGTCGGCCTGGAGAAGACAACACCAAGCCGTCGCCCGCCACTGCCACCACCGCAGAAGAACCAGCTCAGGGCACGAACCGCTGCTGGAGTATTAGGCGGTCGCGAACGCGGATGGCCACCAGGCAAGTGGAGTCGTCGGTCCGCCCACCGTCGAACCCGAGCGTCACCGCGTCACCGTCCTCCAGGCGGGCGTCCACCACGCAGTTGTCCCAGTCCTCCGGACTGATCAACTGGTCCTCTGCTGTGACCAGTTGGTTCAAGAACATCCGCTGGGAGCGGGAACGCGGCATGTGGCCGGAGTAGATGGTGGAGACGATCCACTCCACATCCAGCCAGTCCGCGTCACCCCGGGCCGCGATGATGCCGGCCCGGAGCTGGTCCGGGTCGGACAGGTCCACTGGCGGGGCCTCCACGGAGTCGTAGTACATGCCGGAATCCCGGCTCTTGCCCTCCGCGAACTTCGACCAGGCGTGCCATGTCTGCTCCGCCACCGAGTCCTCTCCCGGCAACGGGGCGTTGGTGATCTCCATCGTTCGGGCGCCGCCACCACGGCTCTTACCGACGTTACCTGCGATGGTCATCACCATTTCGTGGCCGCCGTTGGACGAGATCCAGTGATGAGTCTCGTTCATCACCACGAAGGTGGACCGGCCACCCTCCAGGGCCCGCGGTGAGCTGGTCACCGCCTCGATCACGCCGCCCGCGCGGGAGTAGATGATCTCTTTGCCCAGGTCGATGCCGTATTCCGCGATGCACTCCGGCGAGAACATGCCGGGGAACAGACGCATCGTGTTGCGGGTCTGGTCTTTGCTGACCGCACAGACCTGAACCCACGGAGCCGGGTGCGGCACCGCAATAGGGATCCCGTCCTCCCGCCACCCCCCGAACCGACAGGGGCCGGCGAACTCCACGGCGCACAGCGACGCCAGGAACGGGTCCTTCCCCCAGCCCTTCAGGCGCCGGATGGTGCCCTGTCGGCGGGTGAACTCCCCGGCGTCGTTGATCTCGAACCAGCGGAGCACGATCCGGACCTGTTCCGGGGTGTACCGCCACGGCTGGCCCGCGTCGGGGCCGTCCGGCTGAAGGAGATAGCGAGAGGTCCACAGGAGCACGTCCCAGCCCAGGGTCCGCGTCGCATCGGGCGCGGTATCCGGCCAAGTACGGACTGGTTCAAGTAGCGGGGCGCTCAACTCGCCACACACCCCCCAACTCTGCGAATCCATCGACGTTTTGACGCAAAAACCCTTAGCCTTGAGCCGTCCACCGCCTAGAAGACAGCTCCAGGCGCGGAATCAGGGGAAAGTCCGCCTCCGGTCCCACCAAGGGGAGGGGCCGGAGGCGGGCGACTCCACCACGAGCGGGAGTGGCGCACCCCTGCACCACGTCCCGGGCGGGCTCTGCCCGTCATCCGCGAAGGAGCTGACCGATTCCAGGAGGTGGCAGGTGTCCGAGAGCAAGAAGGAGTGGCGCAGTGAGCTGGCTTCAAGGTTCGCCGTTGCAGCAGCCGTAAAGGTGCTGTGGGGCCTACTGGTTGAGCTGGTGATCCGTCCTCACGAATGATCTTGACGCCACGTGGCGCGCCGGAAACCCCTTACCGGCGCGCCACTCAGCCGCCACCGCCCGCCGCCTTCCGATACGCATCCATGAGGGTCACGCGAGCCGCCTCTGCTGGGTCCTCCCCAGCCGGCTCACGCTCCAGCTCCACCCGGGCCCGCCGACGGGCGCCCTCCGTGGTCAGTAGGTCCGTCATCGCGGACATGACGCTCTGGAACAACTGGGCGGAAAACTTCGACTGGCCCAGGTTCCGGCTCATGGCCTCCGCCACGTACACCGCCGTGAGCCAATCCGACTGTTCGTAGAACTGGGCCTGCCCAGAGTCCTTCAGGGACTGGAACCACCGCTTGGCAATCGGGTGCCAGCCGCCGGAGGCCCGGGGGATCGTCGGAGCCTTGCCGGCCTCCGCCGTCACCAGGGCCGGCTCGTCCGGCTCGTTACGCCGTCGGCGCTGGTCGGATCGCTTAGGCACGGGTCCAGGCATGGCGCCACCTCCAACCGGGGCAGATACTAAGACGCCCCGATTGTTGAGATCCGGGCGGAACAAGGTTTCGCTCTGTCCGCGAAAATTGCTCGCCAAAGAAAGGGTGAAACTGCGGGTGAAATTGCAGGACTACTTCTGCAACATCGAAGCAAATTCAACTGCAATCGTCACTAAAGTGGCCCACACGGGGAATCGTTGACGGTATTGCCGGTCAATTTCGCGCGACTTGGCTCCAGCCAGCTCATGGGGGAGAGGTTCGACATCTCCATCCGGGAGTTTCCGGGGAGGCTTTGCGTCGATCAGAGAAGTATCGCACTCCAATGGACCACCTGGCCCGTCGATGAGCGCGCTGTAAGTGACCGTTTGACCTTTAGCGATCAAACTGGGCTTGATCACGAGCGCTCCACGTTCGATGGCCGCGCTCGGCACGCGACGGCCACGATCTGTAACTGCACCCTTCAGGCGGAGAATGCTTCCGCCGAGCAATCGCAGTTCGATGGCCTTATCGTCATGAAAGTGCGAGGAGGTAATGTCGCGAGATCCGGAGTTTGTTACCTCAATATCGACTAGCCTGCCTTTCCAGCCGTCGATTTCGAGGTGGTCAACTTCGCGAGCTTTCCGGTAGGCGATTTGGCGTTTCGGGAGATTTGTGTGGCGGTTGTGTCGCCAAGCGAGAAGACCCATGGATAGAGTGGCCGCGACCCCGAGCGCCATCCAAAGGGTTTTACTGGTCAAGATCGACATGAACATTGGCACGCTGTCAAGCTACACCGTTGCCGCAGCGAGTTTCAGGAGATTGGTATTTTCTCCGGGGTCTGGCGACCTTCAAACCCGTACAGCATCCGAGCCGCTATCACGCTTCGGTCTTCCTGCCAGCCTAGAGGGGGTACTCCCCAGGGTTTACTTGTCAACTGCACTGGCGGGTATCCGTGTTCCTGTGTCCAGCGCCATTGATGTCAGCCTGCATTACCTGTTGCAGGCTGCAACGACACCTAGAATCACCAAGGCCACGATGAACATTGCAAGGCAGCCACATGCGGCGCTCTCTGCTTCCGCGATGAGCCCCTTGGGCTTCGGCCGTGACCTTTCGTAGTCCTGCATCCCCCGTGCCACGGCACGCCTGATCTCGTCTTCGTCCACGAGATTGTCCCCCGCCCGTTCATCATGGTTCGAACAGCTCCGGACAACGTACCCGAGGCGAGGCCGACGGAACGCCTTTACGGTGGACCTGCGTTGGGGTGAGCGAGCAAGCACCTTCCACTCGCCGGTGGCCCGGTCAGGTTCTGGACCTGCCAATGTTGTTGGCTCAGCCCAGGTCTCCCGGATGCCGCTCCGCCGGCCTCCGCCTAGACACCCGCCTCCGCCGTGCCGCCGCGCCCTCCGCGCTCGACTTCCGCGCGTGATGCCAACGGCACAGCGCCTGAAGGTTCGCCGGGGCGTGGTCGTCGCCCGGGACGACGTGGTCCACGTCCGTGGCCGGCGCCGCGCACCGCGCCCCCGTGTCCCGCAGGGCCGCCACACACTGGAAGCCGTCCCGCTTCAGGACGGACAGGCGACGGACCGGCCAGTCCGCGGGGAGGCGGGAGCGTCGGTTGCTGCTGTACCAAGCCAAGGAGCCTCCTTCTGCATCAACAACCCTGAACAGTCGGCCGCGCATAACGGGGTGAATGACCTCAAAACATCCGACCAGACCTATCAATCTCGCGCGGGTTCACCGCTGTGAACACCCGGCGGGAAAGCGGCGCTGTACTCCCTGCATGGCATCGACTTCGAAACGACCCGAGCCCACTCCCGTCCTCGAACTCCGCTGGATCGGAATGCACTTGACCGTCCAGCGGGTACCCGGGCGTCTCTCTTCGCTGGGTGCCGACGCAGCGCTGTAGAGTTGCTGGGACCCATGAGGGGAGGTGTGATGCGAGACCAGGCGAAGTACTTCACCCCGGAACTCTTAATCGATGAGTTCCTAGCGTCGCTGTGCGAGACCCAGCCCGATCGGTCGATGAGCGGCATGGCCCAACTGGCAGATCCAGCCCTTGTCGTCGTCCTCCTTTTTGAAGATGTCGTGCACCAACGCGAACCGATGTCGGTGGACGACGAGTTGAACCAGGCCCTTTGGCGCTGCGCTGGGCAAGTCCGGAAGTTCCCTGAGCACCACGTGCATCAGCGCCTCTGGGTCGCGGCCATGGTGCTTCGTGGTGCGGCAACTCCACCTGAACGGCGGGCTGCTGCCCGGGTTTATCTAGAAGCACTCGCGGAGCTGGTCTCCCGGCTCCTTCAGTTCGTCGCCCGCGTTCTGCTTCTGCTTCTGTCCCGTGCTCTTGGGCGTGCCTACGCCGAGGACGTCCCCGTCTGGCAGCCCGAGCCGATAGACGAAACCCCACAGATCGCCCCCAGAGGGCCGAACCATGCCTTCCCCGTGCCTACTCACCGGGGCGGGCACCACCGCAGCGCGCTGGGGAGCGCCGTACTAGCTGCCTGAGTGGCCCGCCGACCGTTCAAGGTCGGAAGGCTTAAACGCCGTGTTCAACATGCTGGAGACGGCCCCATGGGGCGCCGTGCTGGCCGTCGCTGTGCTCGTAACCATCTTCTCTGGACTGACCGCTCTTGCGCGGGCCCTGTGGCCCCAGAACTCCAAAGACCGAAAGGAACTGTGGCAGGAGTGGCGGCGACGGAAGTAGACACGTTGCTGGGCGGTTCAACGTAAGTGACCCCGGCGGGAATCGAACCGGCAACCCCCGACCACCGGCAGGCCGCTCTCCCATTGAGCTACGGGGCCTGGGGCTCAACTCCCGCGCGGCATCCCGGAAGACACCGGGGCGCGCGGGAGGAGCCGGGCGGACGGAGTGCTCACGCCTCCACGTCGGACGCTGGAGTCCGTGGCACGGGCCCGCCTTCATATGCATTAACTGGGGGCCGTGACAGCCTTGTTCGCTAACGGGCCGGCCTCTCTTGCCTTGGGGGCCCAAAAGCTGCCCTTTGCTTCTTCTTTTTCATGTGAGTCATAAGAAAGAAGGAGCAAGGGGCAGCTTTTTGGCCCCTAATCCCTCCAGATGGCGACCCTTCGTTCAGTGCCTGGTTACGCAAAGTGAGGGGGCTGTATCTGGCGGGAGTAGGTCCCTTGCGAAGTGATTCAGATCGCAGTGAGCAGTGGCTCCCCGGCAGGACAGGAAGGGGCAACGCAGCAGGGTCCACCCTTGGCGGGGTAGGCCCTTGGGCATCATTCGGCGCTACGTCGCTTCAGTGAAATCCTCGAACTCCTGCGCCTTCTCCATCGCTTATACGGCCTGCTCGGGCTCTGCCCACTCGATAGTGACTCGCTCCTTGCCCACGAACTTGTGCCCCTGCCCCGGAGCCTTGGTGACCGTCACGCGGTCGATGGCAAGCCGCAGCAGGTCACGCTTGGCGGACAGGTCCGATGCCTCCCACATCTGCTGGAACATCACCACGTCGTCGAACATCGTCAGATCGATCCTCGGCCCGGCGAACTTCGCCTGCCTCTCCTGCGCTGCCGCTAGGTCCGCCTCAGCCTGCTTCAGCAGACGCGGGTAGTGCTTGCCTGCCGCGCCGTCGTACAGGCCCGCTTGCCGGTCCTCGACGAGCCGCTGAACGGCCGCCTCGGCAGCTTTCACGGCTGCCACGGCCTCTCGCGCCTCCTCCGTCTCCTCCGGGGCGTTGAGGGCCTGCCAGCGCTGTGCCACAGCCACCATCAGTGGGTCACCCATCTCCAACTCTCCGATACGCCACTGCCATTCCTTCGTCACGTAGTGCTCCAGTGTCATGCGCTTCACACTGGCCGGGGCCGGGCACACTCCGCCGTGCATGTTCCGGGAGCACGCCGTGGACTGCCCTGATGCCGACATGGCGGAGCCACAACCAGCGCAGCGCACAAGGTCCGTAAGGAGGTGCAGAGTTCGGCCAGGCCGGAACCCTTCCGGCAACTGGTGACCGTGCAGAACTCTGCGCGCCCGCTCCGCCACGTCAGCGGGGATCATGCGGGCCATATCTTCAGCAACGCTGATCTTGTGGCCTTTGTCGTCTCGGTATGCCTGCCGCCGCTTCTGGCCCTTGCCACCGCTTCCGACTTGCCAACCCTCGTACACGGGGTTGTCCACGATGTCTCGGACCGTGCCAGCGGTGAAGTCCTTACCTGTGGCCGTGCGCATGCCTGCGCTGTTGTACTCGCGGGCAAGCGCGCGGGCGGCCTTGCCTCCGGCTACCTGGTAGAACACGTCCTCGATGACGCCCCAGCGCTCCGCCGGGCGTATCTTCCGATCCTTTGGGTCGTTGATCTCCAAGCCGAAGGGTGCAGCGGACAGCCAACGGCCCTCTCGTCGCTGGCGATCCTTGGTGGTGCGTACGTTGTGGCTGAGTCGCTGGCTGTACTCGTACGCGTCTTCCGCTCGCTGAATGGTCCAGCGCCGGTCACGCTCGTTCGAGCTGTCCAGGCGCTCGTAGTCGAAGAAGACGCGGGCGGTTCCAAGGATGGGGACTACCGCCTCTGCGCCCTTACGGCTGAACCGGTCCAGGAAGGCACACCACAATGCGTTGGTCTCGCCGCCGAGGATGGCGGCCATGGCGGCGTCGTACTGCGGACGTTGCACGTCAGACCAGGCTGAAAGGTTCTCCTTCCAGACCCTGCGCACCTGGTAGCCGTTCTCGTCCGCCCACCGCCGCCCCCTATCCTCTTGTGCACGCAAGCTGAGGGCCTGTTCTCCCTCCCGAACGATCTTGCTTTTCCTAAGGAGGAGGTCCACCAGTGGGCGAGCGTCAGTCAC